CTGGGGGCGTACCTGTGGAATCTAATAGATGACAGTCAGTCTGATACATGGCAGAATGTAAACAGCAGTCCGGGCACTTCTTGGTCGCAGATAGATGACAGCCAGTCTGTTACATGGCAAAATGTAAACAGCAGTCCGGGCACCACTTGGTCGCCAATTGACACTGATCCAAACACGGGATGGACAGACATCTCCACAGTGAATTAAGGAAACAAAATGAGCACGTATTCACCAAGTCTTCGGATTGAACTTCCCGGTGATGGCACCCAGGCGGGTACGTGGGGAGACACGACCAACAGTAATCTGGCATACATCCTAGACGCGTCCGTTGCCGGGTATCAGACGGTCAGCGTTGTTGCTGCCAGCCAAGCCCTGACATTTACCAACGGCCCAACGTCTACGGCAGCAAGCAACCAAGCTGTGTATGCCATGTTGCGGTTCACCACCACGACTGGGGCAGCCTTTGCTGTCTATGCGCCCCCTGCTTCCAAAGCGTACATTGTTTGGAACAACAGCGGCCAGTCAATGACCATCTACAACTCGTCTGTGATTGGTAACACCACAGCAGCGGGTACGGGGGTCACAGTTACCAATAACTCCAAGATCATGGTTTGGTCTGATGCAACAAACTTCTATGAGTTGCAGGCCGCTAATCTGACTGGTGTTTTGGCCGTAGTTAATGGTGGCACTGGGCAGACCACAGCGCAGTTAGCGATGAACGCTTTTGCTGGAGCAGTTACCAGTGGCTCATATTTGCGTGGTAATGGCACTAACGTGGTCATGAATACCCTTCAAGTTGCAGATGTTCCTACTCTCAACCAAAACACCACAGGAACTGCGGCTGGTTTATCGGCAACCTTGGTGGCTACTTCTGGTGGTACAGGTCAGTCCAGCTACGCGGTGGGCGATTTACTTTACGCCTCGACTACTACGGCACTGTCAAAACTTGCTGATGTAGCCACAGGCAATGCGCTGATTTCCGGGGGTGTGTCAACTGCTCCTAGTTGGGGCAAGATTGGTCTAACTACCCATGTCAGCGGAAATCTTCCAGTTACCAATCTAAATTCAGGAACATCTGCTTCGGCTACTACGTTTTGGCGTGGGGATGGCGCTTGGGCAACACCAACAATCAATGGTGCCTTCCAATCCATGCAAGTATTTACCTCATCCGGCACTTATACGAAACCTGCTGGATTGGTGAGGGTGAAGATTACGGTTGTTGGTGGCGGTGGTACTGGTGGTGATGGAGATTCTGCTGGCATTTTTGGTTCCGGCGGGGGCGGCGGGGGTGCAGCAATTAGGGTGCTAGACGCAGCATCAGTAGGCGCAACGGAAACAGTAACGGTTGGTGGTGCTGGTGCAACCTCGTCACTTGGCGCACTTGCTTCGGCTACAGGTGGTGGTACTGGTAGCTCTACGGGTGGTGCCCTGCCTGGTGCATCTGGGGGTGTAGGTAGTAGCGGGAATATAAATATTGGCGGTGGTGGTGGCGGTGCCGGTGGTGCCAACCTAGGAGGTATTGGCGGCTCGTCAATTATGGGAGGTGGGGGACGCGCAGTAGCTACCGCCACCACCGCTGGAGCCGCTGGCAGAGCATACGGTGGTGGCGGTAGTGGCGGCGGTTCTACAGGTGGTGTTGGTGCCGCAGGCATAGTCATTGTTGAGGAGTTCTTTTAATGAAAAAAGCCCTAGTGTTTGAAGGCCAGATCGTACAGATCGAGGCTGTGTCCTTCCCGGTTGCACCAGAGCTAATCTGGGTTGATGTAGCTGATGACGTGAGCATGGAAACCCATGTATTTGATGGTGCTGCGGCGGTATTAAAACCAAGGCCACCAGCGCCAACCTACGCACAGAAACGTGCTGCTGAGTACCCACCTGCTACCGATTACTTAGACGGCATCGTCAAAGGTGATGCTGCACAGGTGCAGGCGTATGTGGATGCTTGTCTGGCAGTCAAAGCGAAGTATCCAAAGACGTAACAGGGGTAACAAATTGATCCCATCACGGCATTCGCCCTCTGCAAAGGTGCCTATGAAGGCATAAAGGGGTGCGTTGCCGTCTACCAAGACCTGAAGAAAACAGGCAACGATCTGTCCAAGATCACCACGGAAGTGGGTGGCGCACTGTCAAAGTTCTTCAAGGGCCACGCCGAGCTTGAGGCCAGCCACGAGAAAGCAGAAGTTCAACGGGAAGACAATCAGAAAAAGGGGATCAAAGACGACCTTGCCACACAAGCCATAGACAATGTAATGTATCTGCGCCAGACCAAGCAGTTTTACGCTGACTTAGAGAAAATGGTGCGCTGGGAGATGGGAATGCCAGATATGTGGCGTGACATCGTAGAAGAGTACCAGCGGCTCTTGGATCAAAAGTCAGAGCAAGCGGCTCGTGAACTGCACGAAAAGCGGGTGAAAGCATGGCAACGACAAAGGTTAAAAAATCAAATTCTGGACAGGGTGCTGGAGACGGTAGCGGTGGTTTTCGTAGTCGCTTACTTGATAGGCCTAATGTGGATAATCAGTCTCAATCATCAGGGTCGTTTGGATACCTTCTGGTCTTAGTCCTGTTTGCACTGGTCTTTGTGCTGGTGCTCCCCCTTGTTGGGATGATGTACATGGACACGATGGTAGTGAGGCGAGAGGCCAAGGCCCAGATGGAAAAAACCGAAAAACTGCGAAAGCAGATTGAAGAAGCTCAAAAGAAAGAAGAAAAATGATTGATCTCACCAAAGCCATTGGAGCAGTTGCAGCAAGCGTTGCCGCACTGGGCGGCAGTTACACGTTGGCTGACAAGTTTGGCTGGTTTGATCGGGCTATTCTTGAATGGTCACCAGAGCATTTTAAAATCGTGGCAGAGGCTGGACAGCCCATCAATGTCACCGTAGCAAGAATCAAGAAGCGGGATGACTGTTCTGTGGAGAGCTTTACCCCAAGCATCCGGGACGCAGCAGGCATGGTGCATGAAGCAACCACCACCGCAAGCAGGTTCAGCGGCCCAGCAGGCCCAGAGATTGACACGTTTACATACCAATTGACCATGGTGAGAAAAGAGAAGATTGCTGAAGGCAAGGCCACCTTGCTGGCAACGATCAAATACAAATGCCCTGAAGGGGAGCGAGTTGTGCAATATCCCCGCCATGCAAATTTAAGTTTTGAACTGAAAGGTTAAACAATGCTCACTCTATTCTCATCCCTAATCAGCTTCCTCATGGGCGGCTTGCCCAAGATTCTAGAATTCTTCCAAGACCGGGCCGACAAGAAGCATGAGATCGCTCTTGCCGCCATGCAGACTGAGCGGGAACTGACCCTTAAAAAGGCTGGCCTGGAGGCGCAGGAACGGATTGAGCATATCCAGACCGAGCAGATTCAGATCAACGCAGAGGTCACCAACGCCCAGACCGCAATGCAGGAGCGCCAAGCTTTGTATGCACACGATGTAGCACTGGGTCAAGGGGCCAGCACTTGGGTCATTAATATGAGAGCCGCCACCCGTAGCGTCATCACCTACGGCATGTTTGCCATGTTTATGTTTGTGGAAATCTTTGGCTTCTACTACGCATGGCACACGGATGTGGCCTTTAATGTGGCGATGGATCAATTGTGGGATGATGAAACGCAGATTATTTGGGCTTGCGTTGTGTCGTTCTGGTTTGGCGGCCAAGCGTTTAAATCCAAATGAATCTCAGCCCAGAGGCCATTAAGGTCATCTGCCACCACGAGGGCACTCGGTTTAAACCATACCGGTGCCCAGCCCTGCTTTGGACAATAGGAGTCGGACATGTACTTTACCCAGACCAAGCTAAGATACCAATGGATCAAAGAGGCGCTTACCCGCTTCGCTCAGAAGATAACCGGGTTTTTTCAAAGGAAGAAGTAGATGGGATTCTTAGAGCCGATCTGCAACGCTTCGAACGTGGGGTGCATTCTTTCTGTCCTGTCCCTCTTACACAAGGCATGTATGATAGCCTTGTTAGCTTTAGTTTTAATGTCGGTCTTGGAACACTCCAGCGTTCAACGCTTCGTCAAAAGCTGCTTCGGGGCGATAAAGCGGGTGCTGCGGAAGAACTCTTGAAGTATTGCATGGCTGGTGGGAAAATACTCAAAGGGCTGCAAAACCGTCGGATTGACGAACGCGCCATGTTCTTGTCATAGGAATCGAAATGCCCTTACAGAAGCTTCAGTTTAGACCGGGGACAAACCGAGAAAGCACCAACTACGGCAATGAAGGCGGTTGGTACCAAACCAACAAGGTGCGCTTTCGTTCTGGTTTGCCAGAAAAAATTGGCGGCTGGGCAAAAGACGCTGGAGCGCTTTCTACAGATATTGCGGGAGTAAGCACTGCAATTGTTTATCCCACCACAGGCGTGTTGTGGGGCATTGTGCGTTCCATGTGGAACTGGATAACGTTGTCCAGCTTTAACTTACTAGCTCTTGGCTCCAGTCTTAAATACTATATACAAAGCAGCCCCGGCGGCAACTTCTTTGACGTAACACCAATACGAGCTACTTCGGGAGTGGGTGGGGCAGTCTTTGCAGCAACCACAGGGTCATCAACCATCACAGTAACTGACGCGGGGCACGGCGCTCAGACCGGGGACTTTGTAACTTTCAGCGGGGCCGTAAGTCTTGGCGGCAACGTAACTGCGATTATTCTCAATGCTGAGTTTCAAATTACATACATATCCTCAAGCACATACAGCATTACGGTATCTGTTGTAGCTACAGCAGGAGATTCAGGAAATGGCGGCGGCTCGGTTTTAGCCACGTATCAAGCCACAACCGGGGGCTCTATCTTTACGTTTGGTACGGGTTGGGGCGCTGGTGGGTGGGGTGGCTCTACTGGGCCGTCAGTTACAACAACACTCACAACAAGCGCCTTGGCTACTGTTGGTAACAGTATACTCTCTGCATCAATAAGCAGTTCTGTTACTACGATTGGCGTTGCCAGTACGGCAACTCTTGCCGCTTCTGGTAGTGTGTTAATAGACAGCGAGATCATTTCTTACACGGGGGTAACCGCTACAACTTTAACGGGTTGTACACGGGGGGCAAGCGCTACTGTTGCTGCTTCGCATCCTTCAGCTACGGGTGTTATCCAGTATTCCACAGTAACAATCAACGTCACATCCACAACAGGCTTCTCTGCTTCTGGTACTTTTAGTGTCACTGGAGAAGTTATTTCTTACACAGGGGTAACCGCTACAACTTTTACCGGGTGTGTGCGCGGGTACGCGGGGTTTGTAACAACGCACGCAATTGCGGATGTTGTTCGTCAGTATGCAGCTTCTGCCACAGGGTGGGGTGTTGCAGCGGCAACAGGAATTGGGATTCAGCTACGAACATGGAGCCAGTCAAACTTTGGTGAAGACCTTGTATTTAATGCGCGTGGTGGCCCCCTGTACTACTGGGAAGTTAACGCAAGTCCAACCATTTTTGATCGGGGTGTAATAGTTCTTGCAGGCACGGGAGGGGTGGATGCTACGTGCCCATCTTTTGTTAATTACGTATTAGTATCCGACGCATCTAGGTTTGTTATTGCTTTTGGCGCAAATGATCCAACCGGGGTATATGCCACCACGGCGCTTGACCCCATGCAAATTCGTTGGTCAAACCAAGAAGATTACAAAACTTGGACGCCATCTATTACCAACCAAGCTGGGGATTACAGGCTTAGCCGTGGGTCTGCAATTATTATGGCCCAGCAGACTCGGCAAGAAATTTTGGTGTTTACTGATGCGGCAATTTACTCCATGCAATATATTGGCCCACCCTACGTGTGGAGCTTCCAGATTCTGGGGGACAACATCTCCATTGCTGGCCCCAACTGTGTTTCCACTGCCGCTAACATCACGTACTGGATGGGCTTAGATCAGTTCTATATGTACTCTGGTCGGGTGGATGTTCTGCCGTCTACGCTGCGCGAATATGTATTTACCGACATCAACAGAACACAGTCTTTTCAGTTTGTGTCTGGAACCAATGAAGGCTACAACGAGGTCTGGTGGCAGTACTGCTCAACCAACTCCACCGTAATTGATCGGTATGTGATCTACAACTACAGAGACAACGTATGGTATTACGGGGATTGGGCAAACTACAACGGAAACAACCAAGGGCGTACAGCGTGGCTTGACAGCCCATTACGGTCGTCTCCAATGGCAGTTACCTATGGGTCTGCTGGCGGAAGTGACAATGGTTTGTTGGTTTATCACGAAGATGGTGTAGATGACGGCACGGTTAATCCGCCTGTCCCAATTGTGGCCAATGTGCAGTCTTCCGACTTTGACATTGGGGACGGCAACAACTTTGGGTTTGTGTGGCGCTTGATTCCTGACCTGACGTTTGACGGCTCTAATGTGAACCAGCCAACCGCGTATTTCACAGCCATACCCCGAACCTTTCCCGGCGCGGCATACGGAAACTCAAACAACCCCGCTGTGGCCAGCACCCAGAACTACCAGAACCAGATCACGTACAACATACAGCAGTTCACCCAACAGGTCTATGTGCGGATTCGTGGGCGGCAGATGGCGTTCAAAGTTAGTTCTGGAACCACTGGTGATGCGATAGATGGCTTGGGGGTGCAGTGGCAACTGGGTGCTCCGCGTATTGACATTCGCCCTGACGGCAGACGTTAATGGCAACAAGCGTAACTACCAACCGCTATCGGCCTTTTGTTGCGCCGCGCTTGCCGTCGGCTCCAACGGAGTACAACGCTCAGTACCAAGAGCAGTTTATGAACATCTTGCGGTTGTACTTCAATCAGCTTGATAACTTGACGGGTGCTTTGCTGGGGGAGTCTGGAGGTCGCTTTTTGCAGCTTCCTTACGGGGCTTTTTCCAGTGACCAAGATCAGACCGCTACGATAAACACAGCCACGTTGATGACGCTGAACACCACAGACTTTGCCAATGGTGTATCAATTAGTTCATCCAAGATCACGACGGAGAACGCAGGTATATACAACCTACAGTTTTCAGCGCAGTTCCAAAACACCGACACCGCTTTCCAAGATGTCTACATTTGGTTAAAGCAAGACGGGGTGGATATACCGGGTTCAACTGGCTTTGTATCTATCCCAAACAGGCACGCTGGAACGGACGGACACACAATTGTTGGATGGAACTATTTTTTAGAAATGCAGGCAAGCGACTACATTGAGATTTATTGGTCTGTACCTAACGCCGCTGTAAGTATCCAGCATCTTGCCGCATCTGGTAGCCCAACCAAGCCAGCAACCCAGTCTGTTGTGGCAACGCTTTCATTTGTCTCGGCGCTCCCAACATGATACGATCAACCAACCCCCCATTTACGAGGCAAAAATGAGCCTTCAACAAGCCGCACAGCATCTTGCCGCCCAAGGGCGAGGCAAAGACACGACCTTAGTCCACATGACCCCCAACGAGGTTCATGGCTTGCAACAAATTGCTATGGCCGCTGGGGGGTCTCTAAGCGTCAATCCTTCTACGGGTTTACCCGAAGCTGGGTTTCTTGAAGACATGCTGCCCATGATTATTGGCGGCGGATTGATGGCAATGACTGGAGGGGCTGCGGCTCCTGTTTTGGCGGGTTTAACTCCCGGCATGATTGGCCTTGGGGTTGGTGGCGTTCAAGCACTGCGTACTGGCAACTTAATGGATGGCGTCAAAGCGGGTCTAGGTGCCTATGGTGGCGCAGGTTTGGCTGGTGGGTTGATGGGTGCTGGAGTGCAGAATATTGCATCGTCTACTCCTATGGCCGAACAGCTTGCCGCAGCATCTGGAGATGCAACTGCGGGGGTTGCCACTCAAAATCAACTCGCTCAAGCGTCCGGTTTTGACAAGTTAGGTGCGGGTATTAAAGGGCTTGGTACTTCAGAAGGGTTGAGCAATTTTGCTTCTAGTACCCCCGGAGGTGCAATGGGCGTCGCAAAATACGGATTAGCGGGGCTTGGCCCTGCAATGGCATCTGCACTGGAACCCGCAGCCCTACCAGTAGGAACCCCCGACAGAGATATGGGGCAGCGATATTCCTACAACAAAGGGACGACTACGCCATTTCCTGAACCTAACGTACCACGGGCTGGGTCTCCAGAGCAGTTCCAAAGTTTTGGTAAAGAACAACGTTACTTTACGCCTGGATACAACAAAATTACCGCAGATGAAGCCAAATCAATATACGGTTTTGCTGAAGGTGGCGATACCACGTTTAAGTATGACCCAGGCAAACAACAGTACGAGGCCATCAAACAAGCCCAAAGCCGTAGCCCAACTACCAAAGAGTTGGTAAATGCTGGCAATATTGACAGTGGCGGTGGCGGTGGAGATGGGAGTTCTAACTCTAGTTCCGGGTACGGGGATTTTGGTATGGGCGCAATTAGTGTAGGTCAAGCTCTGTCAAGTTACGGTAATGCCTTTGGCGGTCTAGCCCCTGGCGGTATGTTGGCGGGTTTAATTGGTGCTGGCTTGTTGGCTCATGGTATTGACCAGTTGGGGCAAGCAGAAAATGATGCGGCAACTATGGGCGGCGTTGCCGGTACCAGTGGGAGTTACGGTGGCAGTGCTGCGGGGGATGCGGCTATAGGTGGCGCTGATAATTCTGGCGGTCCCGGTGGCGTTGATGCTGGCGGTGTTGGCGGCGATGCGGGATACCAGCAAGGTGGTTTGATGCATGCTTATGCTGCTGGTGGTCGTTACAACCTTGGCGATTACTCCGATGGTGGCCGACTGCTTCGTGGCCCTGGAGACGGCGTGTCCGACTCTATCCCCGCCATGATTGGTAAAAAGCAACCTGCACGTCTTGCTGATGGTGAATTTGTAGTGCCTGCACGTATCGTGTCCGAGTTGGGCAATGGCTCAACCGAAGCAGGTGCCCGTAAGCTATATGCAATGATGGATCGAGTCCAATCTGCCCGTGGCAAAACTGTGGGTAAAGGTAAGGTTGCCAAAAACAGCCGAGCCGAACGCTATTTGCCAGTATGAGAGTTGAAGCCGTAGGCATTGGGCACGTCCATCAAATTTGGCCGATGGTCGAAGGGTTCATTGATTCTGCGCTCAAGTTCTCTAAAGGGGACTATGACACTCAGGCTGCTAAAGTATTTGTGTCCACTGGTCAATGGTCGTTGCTTGTTGCTGTAGATGACCAAGGTGTACAAGGTGCTGCAACCGTATCGTTTTTTAACCGCCCGCATGATCGGGTTGCTTTCATTACTGCTATTGGTGGCAAACTAATCAGCAGCCCAGAAACTTTCGCGCAACTAAAGCAAATCTTGTCCCAGTATGGGGCGACTTGCATTGAAGGCGCAGCCCGTGATTCGATTGCTCGTCTGTGGACACGCTACGGGTTTTTGGAAAAATACAAAATTGTTGGGGTCAGCATATGAACTACTCTCGTCGTGAACTTTATGCAATGGGTGAACCTTTGGGCGAGTGCGTAACTCGTAAAGAAGGTGGTCGTGTCGTTTACGGCGGCGGCGGTGGTTCCGGTGGTGGGCAACCTGCAAACCAAACTCAAACTCAAACTCAAATTACTGAGTTGCCTGAGTGGGCTAGACCATATGCCAAAGATACGTTGGCCAAAGCATCAGCGATAACGGATGTCAACCAGAATCCGTATAAGACCTACGATGCAAACCGCATTGCTGGGTTCTCGCCAATGCAGCAACAGTCAATGACGGGCGCACAAAACATGACGACCGCGCCGCAATTAGATGCTGCGTCTGGCATAGCGGGGTTTGCGGGTTCTCGGGCTATAGGTTCTCAGTACAACCCAAATCAATTTGGCGCACAGCAAGTTGGTACGCAGGACTACACAGGTTCAAACGTTAGCCAGTACATGAACCCCTACATGCAGAATGTAGTGGACATTCAGCAACGTGAAGCGCAACGGCAGGGGGATATTGCAGGTATTCAACGTGCTGGACAGGCTACTCGTTCTGGTGCATTTGGTGGTTCTCGTGCTGCCATCATGGATGCCGAGGCTGCTCGTAACTTGGCTACTCAGAAGGGCGACATCCAGGCACAGGGCCAGAACGCTGCATTCCAAAACGCGCAACAACAATTCAACACTCAGCAACAACGAGACTTGCAAGCCCAGTTGGCTAACCAACAACAAGGTATGACTGCTCAGCAGCTTGGAGAACAATCCCGCCAGTATGGCGCTAACTATGGGATGCAAGGACTCCAGACCGGGCTACAAGCCGCTGGTCAATTGGGCCAATTAGGTGGACAACAGTTTGCTCAAGGTTTGGATATCAACAAACTCCAAGCTGGCTACGGCGCACAGCAGCAGCAGTTGGAGCAACAAGGCTTGAGCCAGTCGTATCAAGACTTCTTGAACCAGCAGAACTATCCGTACAAACAGTTGGGCTTCATGTCTGACATTTTGCGCGGTACGCCTACGGGTTCATCATCTTCCATGTCAATGTACCAAGCTCAGCCCGGTGGATTGCAGCAGTTGGCGGGTTTAGGTATGGGCGCTTATGGTGTCAGCCAGTTGATGAAAGCTGGCGGTGGTTCGGTGTACGAGTATGCTGATGGCGGCTCGGTTACGAGTGACTACAACACTGCCGACATCATTGACAAGCTGAGTGACCAGCAGTTGCAAGAAGCCCGGCAAAACGCCATGATGCGCAAAGATGTGGGTACGCTTGAACTCATTGACGAGGAACTGGCGCAAAGGGCTTCCGATCGCGGCGGCATGTCGGCTGCGTTTAATCAGCTTCCCCCCAATGCACAAGAGAATATGTACGAAGTTGCACGGGGTGCAAACGGTGGCATCGTCAGCTTTCAAACAGGCGGGCTCAACGACATGGCGCTTCCAGCAGTAGCCGGGCGCGGTATGGGTACAACCGTCATGAGTGCTCCAGCGGTATTAGGGCGCGACCAAGAAGACACTGATGAAACCGAGGAAGACACTGAGGAAGAATACGACGAAGATGTTTTGGCTCGGGCAATTCAAGGTGGTAGCACTCCCGCAGCATATCGCACAGCGGTTTTGCAAGCTGTAAGACAAGCAAATCAACAGCCGGGCTACAAAACAAGAACTGCCGACGAAAGACAGGCTGATACCAAGAAATACTTTGAGTCTTTGCAAAGTATGGTTGGCGACAACAAAGCCAAAGAGTTCCTCGAGAAAAACATTGCAGACTCCGATAAAGACCGCGCAACCTCTATGAGCCAAGGTAAAGGCTTAGCCGCATTGGCGGCTATGGAAGGGATTTTGTCCCGCCCCGGTTTAGTGCAAGGTCTGGGTGCAGCAGGCAGTAGATTTGCTGGTGTGTATGGAGATGTTCTCAAGCAAGACAAGGCTGAGAAACGGGCTCTTAGCAATATGCAATTTAATTTGTTGGATGCGGAACGCAAAGAGAAGATGGGCTTGACTCGTGAGTCTGTGGCTTTAAACCGAGAAGCCGAGAAAGAGCTCCGGGCGGCACAGAAAGCCCACAACGATAAAAGATTTGCTTTGGTTAATGCTCTGTCAAGGGCTGCGCCTGCGTTTAAAGAACCGACACCGCCAAGGCCCGCAAGAGCAACGCAGC